TTGAGACTTAAAATTGGGCGAACTCTTACTATTTAAAATTCGTTCGCATAAGAAAAAATAAATAGAATATTATAAAATAAGATATATAAATAAATATTAAAAAAATATATAAATTAGGTGGTTTTGGTGTAAAAAATCATGGCATTTTGATTGTTAACATCGACTAATCCAGTTCCTAACACTGAATGGTCGACTCCGATCGCGGAGAAATTTGGTTGAGGTGCGCCACCTCCTACTATAGCTGCAGGTAAATAAACCTGAGGACTGTGCACTTGGTAACCAGCGCGAGCTGTATCATCGGCTGCGGCAAAAATGGAGAGTGATATACCTCCCTTCCTATTCGTACCGTCTGTTCTAAATTGTTGCGGAACAAACAGAACTATGAAACCTAGATTTGTAGTTGGGGTAGTAGCTAACACTCTTGTAAAAGGAGCGCACTTACTCACATAATCGCCAACAAAGCGATAAGGAGACATATTGGGAACCTCTCCCTCCAACAAACAATAACTAGCAGCATTCTCATTCGTAGCAGTATAAGAGGCAATGGCCGCAAAAGAATTAACAGCCAAATTTGGGCACTCTTGTATGACAGTCTGAGCTGACATTTCCGGATCACCCACTCCTAAACGAGTGACACTAAAAATCTCTCGGCCCGACAAACCTATCTGAGCAGAAGCATTAGAAGTAGGGACAGTACTAGCCCAGTTAAAAAATCCAGTAGAACCTCCTGTATTGCCTTGTAATTGAAATCCAGGTGGAATATACCAGGCAGTAGCATTAGAAGACCCTTCAACAAGTAACTTAAAACGTGCTCCTCCAGCATATCCATGGAACATGTGTTGCAACACACGCAAGGTGGAAGCAGCAACATGAAGTTGAGTAGCGCCAATATTAGTTTTGGCTGGTCTAATACCTAACTCTTCCGCTACGTCGATTAGAATCAAACCCCCAGCTGCCGTCAATACGTCATTATCCAAATTAATCTTATTGGTCAGGTACATTCGCCTAAACATGTCTCTTAAAGACACAATAGGGCGCATGATACCAGTATCAAAAGGTACGGACTTGTCGGATGGGGTGAAAGTCACACTCTTCTGCAAACCTACAGGTTCAGGTACTTTGGAATCTTCCACTATCTCACCCTGAGCTTCCAAATTGATAAGAGGCTGCTCTTCTTCTTCAGCGGCTATGGAAGGTGTTTGAACAACACTGTGGGACAGAAACATACGCATTGGATTTGTAGAATAACCATAAAAATTAAAATCATCTCCGGCTGAAATATAAACATTAAAAGAAACATCAGAAACAACTGATCCGTTCACCACCAAAGGTTGCGCTAAATAAACATAATACATACCCATCTGGGAGGCCATCAACGTATGATCTAAAGTGTTAGGCAAAACATCAGTAGGCGCAGCATAAGGTAAAACAACTGTCTGCACTTGCCCTCCAGCGGAAAACTCTAAAGTATCTGTCATT